GTTAAAAAACTCTTGTTTTTTCCCCTCTTTCTTTAGGGCCTTCTTCGCTAATCTGACTATGGAGGGGACAGACTCGATGGTGCCCGACTTTAAAAGGACTTTAATATATTTTCGATGTTTTTTATCGAGGAGGCATTCTAGGATTAAATGGCAGACTGTCCCGCGCGCAGCTCCGCTGTTTTGCGAAGAGGGTAAGCTCAGGTGGTAGTCGCACCAGTACTTATAGGAACAGCTTTCTAAATTTTTTATTCTTGAGGCGGATAATATTCTCTTGCTCATAAAGTTTTTCCTTTCCACTCTAGGATTTCTTCCTTACTCATTTCTCCGAAGTCTCCCTTTGGGGGTAGGGCTATTTGTATCTGGCTAGAATCAAAATGCCTACATAGACTATTAAAATTTTTCTTGGCAGCTTTGTTACCGGCCGAGTTATTCTTGGAGTCGTCGTTAAATGATAAGATAATTTTCTGCGCGTCTACACGTAAAAAATAATTTAACAGGCCAAGCCCTATTTGCAAGCCAAAAGACACCGCCGCGTTTTTTACGCCAGCCTCCCAAAGAGAAAGCATGTCCCCTATGCTCTCGACCACTATAACCTCTTTCTTCTCCCTAATAATATTATTGTTTACTTGCATGGGGTACTTCCACTGACCTTTATCTCCTATATGCTTCCATTTGGGCCGCTTAGAGTCGGGGTCGTTAATTAAATCTCGGCCAGAGACTCCTATTAAGTTCTTTTTATAATCAAAAACTGGGAAGACGTATCTATCTTTCATTTTTCCAGCGTGAACCACGCCCCCCTCGAATAGAGAAAGGGTTTCCTCAGATACTCCCCTACCAACCCAATAGTCGTGTTGGGGCATCATTTTCTCTAAGCTGCTTTTCGAGAATATTTTAGACTCTTTAACCTCGGGGCGGAGTTGGCTTATGCGCCCTATTGAGCCCCCGTCTCCATGATTGTTCAACCATTTTAGGGCCTCGTCTTCAGACTCGAATTCTAAAGAAAGTTTAACGAGGTCTCTCAGAGACCCGCCTATCTGCTTGCTAAAATCAATGAAGCTCCCCGTGCTCTTCCTAACGCTAAGAACGGTGTTGCTGCTTGAATCTCGGTATATCGGCTTCATCCGATAATTTTTAGAATCCTCGGTAATATTAGAGTAGCCCAAGCTAATAAGAATATCTTTTACGTCATTCATAGAAGGTCTTCTCCGTCGAGTGGGTTTGAGTCTTGCGGGTTAAATCTTTCTTGCTGGGCTTCGATTATGCTATGGAGAGACCCTTGTTCTTCTACGTTAAAATTATTTACAGAGAAGTTGAGAAAATTATTCATCCACTTAAGTGTCCCGTCTTCCATTGGCCTTCTAATTAGGTCGTGGTGACCAGCTGCGTCTTTGCCTTGGAACCTCGTCTTGAGGGGCACTAGTTTGTGCGTCCCAAAGTTTTCTCCATCGTCAGCCATCTCGTCTAAGGTTTTTCTCCTGAAGATTGCTACAAAACTTGCGAACCACTGGAGCCTATCAGAAAGAGATATGGCGGAGCTGTCATCGGTGATATCTGTGCCTCTCCTATTGAAGTTCTCTCCGCTCCTGTTCAACTGCATGGCTGTTATTAGCGGGGCCTTAATCTCTTCTGCTAATTTTTTGAGCTTGTCTATCTTATCTCCGATGGCTTGATGCTCTGCCCAGTTTTGGCCCACTTTTTCTCCGGTGAGCTTTATGTAATCATAAGTGATAATACATTTATTGCCCCTGCCAACGCTTGATAAGTACCAGCGTCTTACCATCGAGCAGATTTGGTCTATACTTTTGTTTCCCACGAAGGCGTGGTAACATTTTAGGGTAGGCTTCACCTTGCTGAGGCCAGAGCGGACCTTCTTAACTAGCTCTCCGTTCTTGCGCCAGTTCCCCGTCTCTAAAAACCACATAGGTACATCAGTAATAGAGGAAGCCGTTCTAAATTGAATATCTAGAGTCGCCATTTCGGTATCAAGCATCAAAACTGGGACGTCATTCATCTCTCCGGTTTTCATCGCCAGATTGTTAATCCAAGTGGTTTTGCCCTGTCCCGGCCTTGCAACGACAGCGTACAAATTGCCAGACCTTAACCCTCCGTACATCCGATTGAATTCCTCGAATGGAGTAGTGAGCCCGATATCTTCGTTTGGCTCGTTACCTTTTTCTTCCACCAAGTCTACGAGGTCGTCAAATATATTTATAGGCTCGTCTTGTAGGGAGTATCCATTGATTTTGGAGTTGTATAATGAATCAGCCTCTCCGATTATTTCGTCTATATCTTTATTGGCGGATTTTTCGACAAGTGCTTGGACTTCTTTCGCGGCCTCTTGGATTTCTCGTCGTATCCTGAGTTTTAGCAACTCCCTAGAAGCCTCAATTATTGCTGGAGGCTTAATCTGAGAGAAGTCTAGATTATCAATATAATTATATATATCGATATCATCTTTAAAAGATACTCCAAGATTTTTTATTTTTTCGGCGAGTAGCACTTTGTCTAATTCGCCTCTATTTAATAGGATGCTTCTAATCACACAGAAAATGGTTCTATGGACTTCGTTGTAAAAGTCTTTTTCTCCGACGAATCTCTCGACGTCGGCGAAAAGGTTGGGGTATTTAATTAAGCCGCTTAATACGTGCTTTTCTACGTTTAGGGAATATATTTGCATATCGTTTGTCTTTCTAATTTACGTGTTTTTTTAAGAAAAGTCAAGCACTAAAGAGTCGTGCCAAACTTGTCTAGGAAGAATTTTACGGAAAGTAAGTCTACTTCGTTTTCTTCTACCTCTAACAGGATAAACCCATTCTTTTCGAGCCACTCTGCCTTCTTTATGTCTCTCTTGATTCCCTCGAGGTATTTTAGCCTTGAGTTGCCATGAAAGAACTTATTGAATTCACTATGTTGTCTTCCTTGAACTTCTATCGCGATTTTTTTGGTAGCATTTAATATGTCTACTGACATCCGCGTTCCGTAAACGGGGAATTCTTCATATACGACGTTAGCTTTCCAAAAGGGTTCAAGGAATTTTTTTACTTTAAATTGTATTTTAGAGCGAGACTTTTTGTTCCAGTTGATTAAATATTTCGAGACGCTCCTCTTCTGGAGTCTTCCGTATATATTAAGAAGCCTCATGACTTCTTTAGCGTGTCTCTAAACTTGAAAAATATGTACTTGCCAATTTTCGGATTCTCTTCGAAGTATTTTCTAAGGTTGTCCGCGCCCTGATGCTGCTTCTTCAATTCTTCTTTCGTACTCTCCCGAACCTCTTCTATAAGCTCATCTGAAATCGTAACCCAAGCGCCCGCTTTCTTAGCCATGTCGAACGCAAGAAGCATGTCTACTACTTCGTATTCTACCCAAATGCTTTTCCCGCCAACCCCACCATATCTAATTGGGTAACGAACCAGCGACCCCGTTTTTTCGTTGGGGGTTTTTTTGAATACTACCTTGCACCAATGCCCCAGCAAGTCCCCCTTGCCGTTGGGCTGGGTGGAAATTATATCTTTTAAGTGTCTCTCTTGGAACTCGAGAATCCAGTCGCTAAAATGAAGAAGGGCGTTTCCTCCCGAAGCGTTCGTTACTCTGGCGTCTCCTCTTTCATACGGATTAATCGACACCTTGCTCCGTACTTGGGAAACCATATAGCATATATGGCCGCGAGTGGTCATGCCTAGGGCCATTTTTCTTAGAAAGTCTGTGCTCAGCAGGGCTCCTCCCGCCACCTTATTAGCCTCCTCTGGGGGCTTCTCAAGGTCGTTCTTGGGGACAAGAGAGTCCATGGAGTCTATAATAAACATATACTTTCTTTGGGACTTGTTGTTGCCCACTAATTCTCTCATCAAATTAATTACGGACTCATAAACGTTGCTTTTGTAAACAAACCATTTTTGCTTGTCGGTGTCAATTCCTGCGCGCTCTATCATGTCGGAAGATAGTCGCCCTTCTGCTTTTATGTAAACGACCATGGCGTTTTCCATTTTCTGGAAGTTCTTTCCAAAGGCTAGAGCGCATGATGTTTTACCCCCTTCCGTTATTCCGGAGGCTCGAATAACCCCCGGTCCAATTCCGCCTCCCATTTCTATATCAAGTAATAAAGAGCCGCTCGAGACTACGTAGTGTCGCTCCTCCTCAAAGTTATAGTGGTCGCCCTTATTGCTTTCTAGGTAGGCGTTAATTTGGTCTAGGGGATTTACCCCTTCCGTATTATTTGCTTTTTTCTTAGGAGCCATCTTTTAAAAAATCCATTATTGTTCGCTTGCGTCTTT